CTTATATCGGCTCTCTATTTCTGGGGGAATGAACCTACACTGGTCAAGGCTTTAAAAACCTGGACCCGTGGTACCAACTCCTTCGTTTTTAATACTTGGTTTAACCAAGGTTTAAAATTCGTAGGCAGGTTGTAGGTAAAGAACTCTGAGCTTAAGTCCCTTGGCCGTTTAGGCTTCAAGGAAGAGGCTGCTGGTAAATTACGTGTATTTGCCATGTTAGATATAATTACCCAATGGGCATTTAGATCTTTACATGATCAAATATTTGCGATCTTGAAGAATATTCCTCAAGATGGCACTTTTGACCAAATAGCACCCGTCAATTTGTTATAGAACAAGATTAAGTCTTCAGGTTTGAAAAAACCTTTATACTCTCTTGATTAGTCAGCTGCTACCGACCGTATTCCGGTCGACGCGGCTGTACTGCTTCTATCACAATTTGTCGGAATGCAAATGGCAGAAGCGTGGAAAGTTATTTTAACTTCCCGCGAATTCCATTATCGTTATAACAACGATATTGGTCACGTAAAATACTCCGTAGGCCAACCAATGGGTGCATTGACCTCATGGGCACTAGGTTTAACTTTACTACATCATTCCATCGTCCAATTCGCAGCCTTTAAGGCCGGATATCGGGGGTGGTTTGACTACTACGCATTGTTAGGCGATGATATTTTAATCGCCGACTCTGCCGTAGCAGAACAATACCGTAGAATCTTGGATTCTATCGGTGTTGAATGTGGTATAGCCAAATCAGTGGTTTCCCATAAGGGCACTGCTCTGGAATTTGCAAAACGATTTGTTTATCGCGGGGTGGATGTATCACCTATACCTTTAAAAGAGGTTTTAAACTCTTGTAGAGGTTTAGGCCCATCTATGGAGTTAGCTCGAAAATTCGGGTTGTCCTTAGCTGGGTATATCCACTTATTAGGTTACGGTTACAAGTCACTAGCTATGCTAGGGGCTCCCGTGGACCTTTTACCAAAACGTCTTCGTAATGCTGTCTTATCTTACCATCAAGGTATGGGAGGTTTCCCTCTCGTACCTTATTACAATGGTAGACAAGACTTCATTAGGATGTCTGTCTTAGACAGTTACAGGAACCGACTTCTTCATAAGATTGAACAAGGAATGAAGATCTATGATCTCTATCCCAAAATCCATTCTATCTACCCTTACTTTAGGGTAGGACCATCAGCTTTATGCTATTATGGTTTTGAAGAGCGTCTACCTGCTAATGTTTTGGCCGCGTTCACTGATCGTATTGATCCAGAAACCATTCTAAGTTCTGAACTTGAAACTTATCTTTGGATTTGCGAGACATATGAAGAATTTTATCATAAACCTATGTTTATGTTATTTCATCAAATGTTTGAGATTAAAGATAGGATTACTTCCATAAGATTTTCTTGTGATAAGTTTTCTCTACAATTCTCTCAATAGATGCAATTAGAGTCTGAGTTGGACTACTTAGTCCCATTCAAACTAAATGTATCTACCCGTAAATCCGAAAATATTTCAGTCAGACCTAACTTTCTTGTTAGGACTTACGGACGCTTTCTGATGAACAAATAACAAGGAGAGATAATAATATAAATGATTACTATCACTGTTATAGGGTTATCCTTATACGATGATAAAGGATAAAGTGGAGGATGAGTACTATATGCAAGACGACTCTTGTGTAATTCACTCATTAAGTAACTTTAATACTTAATTAAAGAATCGGTCCCGTGATGAGAGACTGCATCCTGCAGTTTGGAGTCCCGTGATCGGGTTAAGTTTTATCGTCGCTTAGTTATGGACATTAAAGGTCAATCTTCACACAATTGAAGTTATCAAAGTTATCTTTGAGTAACAGATGTGATCGGATATATTTTATCTGCGAGTAACTAAGGGAGATATGGAGGTGATTCCAACATATTTTCGGGTGTTTGAACTCTAGCATGCTAGCAGTTTAAATAAAATTTTTAAAAATCGTATCTAAACGTAAC